CAAACATGGCTCCTGTGTTCGATTCCTTGAACGTGCTGCCAATCGGTACACCTGTCGGTTTTGGGTCGGCATTTGTACCATAAAACTCACGCCACCATTGAAGTGGCATTTTCTTTTCCGTTATCGCCATGCTTTCCTCCTATTACTGGCTACTGGTGGTGAGTGGGGAGGAGAATAAAAACCCACTCACCGTCAGGTCACCACATTTTCACTTATGCGGAATGACCGCCCATGTAGGTCGCGCGCCAATCCAACTTGTTGCAACCAAACACATCACGTACCCTGTACATGATATTATCAGTTGCGAAGTCGCCATCCATTGGGCTAATGGCGCCACCGGCGATGTTGACCTTGTCACTTGCCTTCATGCAAATCTCTGGACGCTCATGTCCCTGCAGGTAGTCGGCTTCCAGAGCTGCGATGTCTGCCGGGTCAGAGAACAGATACCAGGCCGTTGCACCGGCTCCACTTGTATCAATCACTGGCAGATAAGGGTCTACCACCAGAATAAGACCGTACTGCGCAATGACATTCGTTGTCGGGAATGGTACAGCGGTTGCGGGGACGTTGGTCGTTGCCACCCACTGCTTGACGGCACTCGTCAGGATCTGTCTTGCGGTGAACTCAAGAACCGGGGGTACCACCAGGTACTTCGGCTTGTTCATGATTGGTTCGCCGTTAACATCCAAGAGACCCGCCATGAACGCTACCCCTGCCTCAAGGGCGCCAATGGTTAAGAGGGTAGCGACGCAGTTGATTTCCCCTGCGCCGGCAGTAGAATAGAGATTTCCGGCAAGGTGATTAGCTGCGACATCGTGTGCATAGGCACCAGTCACCAGTCGGTGTTCTGTTCTGGTTGCAGCCTTCGCAAACCGTATTGGGGTATCCTGCAGAGCACCAAGGTCGTCGTTGATGATACTTTCCCAGGAAATATCGAACTGCCGGCCGTACTTCCTGACGTAAACAGTATATCGTTTCTCATCCCGCTCACTGGCGAGATACTCGCCCTTTTCTGTGACCACATCCAGGTGCTGGTCACCGCCGGTCATAGCAAAACGATAGCCGCCTGGCTGAGGATAGATTCGGCGAACTGTCCCGGGTTTAGTGAAGGCCTTCCAGACCGGGTCAACTGCTTTATAAGAAGCAAGGACCTGCCTGTCTAATACATCACCAAATAGGTATGGAAAATCGCTGGTGGTTAACGCTTCCCTCAGTAGATATTCATGTTTGTGAGGTGCGTAACCTTTTGCATTTGAGAGAAGATCAAGGGTTTCCTTCAGGCGTCTCTCATAACCTTCGGGACGTTGGACTTCTGAAAGGACTGTGAATTTATCCCAGCCTTCCATTAGTTTCATTAATTCTTGTGCCATGGTTTAGTTTACCTCCTGTTTATTCTTGTTTAGTCTTTGCAGCGACTTCCTCAGCCGCCTTCTTTTTGGCTTCTTCGTGGTCTTCCATTGCCTTCTCTATAGCCAGTAGAGCATTGCAAGCCTCTATTGCACCATCAAACATATACATGTCGGCCTGAGCCTTGTTGAAGGCCATCACAGCTTGCTCTTTGCCTTTCCTGTACTGCGCCAACTGCGTTTCGAGGACTGCTCTGTTCATCATGGTGTTCTCTCCTTTTTACTCAGGTTAGACTGCAGAATCGTAGCAGCGCACCCAGACGATGCCCTTGCTGACAATATCAGCGATTGGGATACTCCCGACCTTGGTTGAAGCTGTTGCTCCGCTCGTCACATACCCCACCGATTCAGGATTGGCAGCGGCAATTAGAGCTGTGATGTTACCGGCCACCTGGGCGACATTGAGCCTCCATGCATGCATAGATGCAGGTACGCCGGCGAGAATGGCTTGATGCTGCCCAGCGAAGACAATGCGTGCTTCCGCTTGCGCGGTGTCGGCATAGACTCCGCCCTCAAAGGGGGCAACGATATAGCCAGCCGCCAAAAGACTGATAGCATCCACGTTTATCCACGAGCCGAAGTTATAGGTGTGGCCTGTTAATGCCGCGGTGATATGCCCCTCATGGTAGCCAGAAAGCCCCTCAGAGGCTCCGCCTGCCAGAGTCGCTTTCATGGATTTGCCGTAGTTACCACTGACAGTCGTGTTAAACATGGAAACCTGACTGTCAACCGTTGGGTCAAAGTGAACCTTGACCGGGATAACATCCGTGCTGGCAGCAATGGGATAGAGTGCGTACCCGAACGGGATTTGGGTAGCTATGTTCCTGATTTTGCTGATGACACAGGTGGTCTTATTGATGAACAGTTCATCACCGACCACGACTGGACTGGCGCCATTATCATTCAAAGCTGTTACTGATAACTGCCAGATACCCTCAGTGTCGATGGCTACCAGGTCGGTTGCGGCGGCGGCTTCTTTGAAAGACACGCCTACAATCTTGTCGCCTACCACGACAGGGTCGCCTTTGTCAACGAGCCCGTCAACATGGGTAGGATGGATAATTTGGCTTTCGGTGAAGGTCAAGTGCCTACCTTCATAGGTGCTGGAGACTTCATCCCCAGCGACTCCTGCTGTGTAAACTCCGTATGGCATTATTTGTTACCTCCCAATTTATTTCAACTTGGCAATTTATGTCTCTATATCCGTGGTATAGAACCAGAACGGCCACATCCAGTGAACCTTGACTGCGATGACAGCCGTTATCGGGGCACCCTGCCCAGGGTCAGCTATCGGTTCAAGCGCGTAACCAAAGATGGTATAGGACGTGCTCCATTCGTCGAAGATTACACCCGTCGCATCAATGTAGAGCACCTGCCCCACCACAATATCACCGAAGTGATTAACCCCAGTATTGGTGATAGACAACCGCCAGACCCCCTCTGTGTCTACTGGAATTGAGTCTGTTAACGCTGTAGCAGTTTTTAGAGCTACCCCGGCGCCATCAAAGAATGCAACCGGGTCACCCTTGCGAACGAAATTATTTCCCGTTACAGGGTCGGTGTGGTCAGGATGTATCAATGAGGATTCTTCGATATTGATATGCCGGCCTTCAAACGTGGAAGAGACTTCCCGCTCCGCTACAGCCTCGTAGGGATTTGTGTATGGATTAACCATCTTTCACCTTCTTCGCCTTCGCCGCTTTCAGCTCAGACCGCCGATTATCGAGGGCTTGCCGAAGTTTCTCCGGCGTATCTGGCACATCTTCAGGCTTGCATTTCAGTGCCCATACTATACGTGATTTATCGTGTGCATTCATGACTACCTCCTCTACCGAGCATTGGCAGCAATTTCGGCGCTCTTATCAGACATCCCAGTCCGTTTGAAGGATTCAATGAGGTCCTTATGGTCCTTTTCCTTGTTGTCTTCGGGGCTGGTCGGTCCCATTCCCTTGACCTTGCCGGCCTCTGCCAGATCGGCGATGTATTTGGTCTCAGTCTTGATCGCCTCTGCAATCCCGGTTGCGGTCTCGGTCTCTTTGAAACTCTCGGTAAGCCTTGCCTTGCTCGGTGCCGGCAGTCCAGATTCGCTTATGGCTTTGTCTATCACTGACTTAGCCTCGGCTTTCTTTTGTGCCTTTTCCGACTCAGTAATCTTTACCTTGAGTCCATCCCGTTCTGTGGTCAGGGTTGTGAGATTAGTTTCCAGTTCCTTGATTTTGTCTTCCTGTTCTGCCATTGTTTTTACCTCCCGTAATATTTTTGTTTTGACCTCGGTCTCGATTATCTTAACCAGGTCTGGACGTCTACTTTTTAGCTCTTCCAGGCTGACGACATCAACATCATATTGACTAGCGCCAGCTTCATATAGAGTCACCATCCCACCAGCCCCTGCTTCGGTAACAAAGTCTACAGACCGTACCTGAGTAATGCGTTCGACGACATTAGTATCTTTACCTTCCATCTTGCCTTTGGTGCCTATGCCTGCTGCTCGAATCGAGATGCCCATTTCACTGAGCAACTTCTTATCTCGCAGCACGGCTAGCTTGGCTTGTAACCAAGGCTCGATGATAACAGCGTCACCAACTACGCCAATGCCTTCTTTGTATTCCACGTTCTTAAGACTGGCTACCCACTGCCGGATAGAACCTTCGGGTCTGGATTTCTCTTCTTCTTCTGTTTGGTGATCAGCATACATCTTGATGCCTTCAAACATTGAGAAGTCGCGGGCTAGTGTTTCGGCTGGATAGTAGTGGTTGTCAACAGGGTTACCAAACCCTGGTTTAATCACTATAATTTTTGCGATACCTTTGGTATCAACTTCGGCTTCTGTTAGGGATGTGAAGTTGGTAAACAAACTGCGCTGCTCGGATTCCTTCACCCAGCGGGGAATTTCTTCATCAGGGACATCAAGTTTACGATATTCTACACGGATTCTGCGCTTCACTGCTGGTAAATCCTCACTGGGGATATCAACCTTCTGGCCTCGAAATCCACCAGGCGATAATGCTGCAGCCGCTCGACCAAGTTGTACCCTAGTGACTTTCAAGGTGGGGTTTTCCCATAATCGTAATTTCCACGTAGAAGATAGTTCGGGGTCAGGTACGTAGGCATATGCAGCAGCAGGATAGTCATCAGGACCTTCGGTTTTCGTGACTTTCTGTTCTTTGAGCCATGCAAGAACACTATCTGCTTCCTTCATCGTGTCATATATCTGTTCGTTGGTCACCCGACTCCCTCTCAGAGATGAGCCTATCAAATCTTTAACGCGCTTATCTTCTGTTTGACCCCTCTTTCCAGCCTCTTGCACAACGTCAGCATACTTTGTGCGGAGTGCTTCCATTGGGTCATAAACTGTCCGTTGGCTCACTTTCACAGGGGTACCCAATGCAACAACCATCTGGTCATCAATGGTATAAGGGACCTCAAAGGACTGATCCTTGAGACTGTAAACCAATTTATCATCCCAGACATCCTGAACCCAAGCCCAGGAATCTGTACCTGCAGCAAATTTAGTTTTCACGGCACCCTGCAGAAGGTCCCTTCTGTCACCCATACTCAGTGCTGCTACATCCATTGCTGCCTCCTTTGTGGCTGCTTCGAAACTGCCATCACGGCTTTCACAGTGAGTCGAGGCAGCATCGGCAGTCCAGACTTTTTTATCATAACGAAGAGCCTGAATTTGTGACTTGTCACCCTTGAAACCATAGATGACATCTATTGCTTTGCCGTCATGCTTTTGTTCTGCATTCTTACGGGCGAAACGATCGAACGAACCCGGATCGGCCAGTCTGCATGAGTGCTCATTTTCGTATGGCATCTTATTCCTCCATCTCTGTGGTCCATGCTGGCCGCTTAGTCTTCTTGAACTTCTCAACCGCACCGGAAGCGGACGCAGAGGAAGAGGCAGACATAGCAGCATTTACAGGCCTAAGGGCTTGCCGCTTCGCGGCCGCGCCCTTAGATTGATTTGGTTGTAGCTGGCGAAGGTACAGGTCCTGGGCCTCGGGTTGAATCTCTATGGCAAGCCCCGTACCGCCACAATCCCGGCATCTTAATCTTATTATTCCCGCCTCGTATTCCTTATAGCCAAGCCCATCACAACGGGCACACTTCTTCGTGTTGACATCTGTTATTGTTGTCATTTCTTCACCTTCGCAGGAGCGGGTCCTTGGGGTTCTTTGGTGAGCTTTTCAATTCGATCGATGAGTTCAGAGACTACACTCTCAATAGCATCAAGACGCTCTTTTATTGTTTTTTCTTCTGGCATATTAATCTCCCTTCTTTATCATCGCCGGCGCTATCGCACATGTACATCCAGGATGTATCTCATATTGGGGGGTGGGGAACTCTTCCTCTATAGGGATTATTCCGGCATCGGCATTTCGTTTACAGTATTCACAATTGCCCTCTCTGCCACCACTTCCCAATATCCATTCCTTACCGGTCACACCCATTGCTTCCATCCTATCTTGAGAGGCATGAAATAGGGCATCACGGGTTTCAGATTTGGCAATCAGTTCCGACCGGTATCTGGTCATATCGGCAAATTGATTCCTCAGATCGCGAGCCAATCCTGGTATTCCTCGTTTATTTTCGATGGCATTACTAACCGTTTCGGCTATCAACCGTCTGCTTTCTTCATCCATGTTCGTTACAAGTTCGGCGCAATGTCGCTGTGCATAGTCAATAGCATGTTGGATAGCCGGTCCCTCATAAGCGATTGGTATACCTCTTTGCGTGGAACCCCAAGATGTGAGTTGTGCACTTCCTGATAGATATGCAGTCACATGCTGTCCCACAAGGTCTGTAAGCAGTTTGGCACGGAACATTCGGAGGATTGGTGCCATAATGTCATTGGCTTCACCTGTTCCTGCCTGTTCTTTCACGGTAACATGTTTATTGTATATCGCCTCAAGTTGCTGGTAAGGAAAGGCCTGTTCAAGACTCTTGAAGTACGCGGCCATAATCTCTTCAGTCTTTTTTACCAGCTTCTTATTCTCTGCAGATGACGGATTCGCAGGAATGGCTGCTTCAACTAGTTCTATCATATCATCTAATATGCTGATGTCTAGTGTCATTTCACATTTCCCTTATTGTATTGAATCATAACTTCTTTCAGGTTCTTCAGTGCTTTAGAAATCTTCGCTGCATTCATAGACTCTGTCTGGCCATCCAATGCGTCTAAAACGTCGGCCGTGTTATTGATACCTAGAGACATCAGTGCTACCTGTTTCACATCTCTGATATCAGCAAATTCAGGAATTGCAGTGAGGATTTGACCAAATGCTATTGCTAATGCGGCAGCATCTTCGGGTGCGATCGCGGGAAAGTCGCGGTCAACATTAGTATCGGTAGGTAGATTATTATGCTCTAGGATGAGTTCATCCATATCAGCATATGCACCACCCCAAATGGCTTGATAGGACTCAAACTGCTTCATCATAGGCAACTCGACAGTCTTTGCAGTAGCGAGATTGCCAATCGAAATATCACCATAATATTGCTCTGGAATACCGACTGCTGCGGCAACCTGTAGCTTTAGCATTCGCCCATCATCATAGGCGTTTCTAGCGTTAGAATCCGTGCGGATAGGGGTTAACTCAGATGCCATGTTCTCTACTGCAACAGAACCAGCCGGTACTACCTTATCATTTAGAACTGCCTTAGCGGTTGCGACTGCTGCTGCACCACCAGTAACCTTTGTCTTCCAAGCAAACCGTGCCAATGCCAGCATGATAGCCACACGAGAAGCAAGGAATCTACGATATTGGGTGATCCAGTCTAATGCTGGAAGGAGCAAAGGATAGCCACGCTGGCCTGTGGTATTATAGGCGAGATGATAAACAAGGACGTTCTTGGCGTTCGGAGTTTGCGTGACACTTGTGCCGCGCGAATCCTTGCAAGGCTCATTCTTTGGATTAAGATGACTGCAGTAATAATCTGTATGAGAGACGCCCTGTGTGTCAGTCCAGACACGTTTATAATAACGGACATTATCTCTATCATCTGGATCAGTAATAAGTTCGGTTATCTCAAGTGGATCAATTAACCGTACTTTAGTATCGTCGCCTAAGAACATAGCGAAGAATACTTCACCGTCGATTAGAAGTTTATCGGAACAGCGACGTTGCCCTCGAGGCGACAGCACAGATTTGTTAGCTCGGGAATACCAGTAGGCAGATAGTACATCGCTGGCTGGCT